TCCTGAGCATCTCTAGTATGGGTAATCGCATAATGCCCTTCTACATCATTAGCATCAAAGATAGAGGATGAGGCAGTAAGGGTAGCTCCCGTGCCAGTAGTTTGATCGGACCAAATTGTAGTAGTACTTGTATTCTGATCCAGCATAGGAGGAAAGTCCCATGCCACATTAACAATTGTCCAGTTAGTGTTCCCAAACCTTGAAAGCTTACGGACTGGGTAATCCTCATGAACGATGTAAATTATATCATTGATCTGAACGAATTGAAGGTCAAATAAGTCAGCCTCTAGGTATGCGGTAGGAATCTCGTATATGTCATCCTCTAATGCGTGCCATCTCTCAGCTGCTAAATCCGTTGCAAATACTCCAGAAGTGTGATCCGCGGCGCAGTAATAATTGGTTCCAGCCTCAACAACTAGATCTCCTACGGAATAGACTGTCGAAGTCGCCCACGCAGCTGGGGTACTTATTTCAACTCTATCGGCAGTTGCTCCACCAGTAAAAAACCTAATGTACTGATCCCCGAACTCCATTATGTAGTTCGTGGTAGCTGAGAATCTGAATCTAACAAGCCTACTCTCTTTGGTGCTGTCCTTGGTTTCAGCTATGTACTCAGTTCCAGTGCTTCGCTCCAGTGGTCCGTACTTAAGGGGGATAAAGCCATTGCACTTCCGCATGGCTGACTGGTAATCCTCAAGATCCCATCTGCCATCCAGCAAAGGGGACCATTCCCCAGCGTTAAAACGATTGATTCTAGGCCAGAGAGCCATTAAATAGCACCCCCGTAGTGAGATGTATCCCAAGCGCTATCAACATGAGGGTCATTAAGAGCCCTTCTTCGCTCCATTGTATCAGTGAACTTAGCTTCCTCAACGAAGGTATTGTACCTATTGAGAATGAATTCAGCCATTGGAATACTGTCAGTTCTGGATAAGCAAGCTTCAGCTGCGAGCTTCAAAGCAATTGCCTTAATCAGCATATCATCCATGTCCCCTACTTCTTCTAGGTCCTTTACGTAAGTAACCTTAAGGGGAGCTGCCTCATTGGTTAGGATCTTCCTGCCCTTGATCTCAAATCTAGGGGGATTGATAAAGTCAATGTCAACCTCTTGAATGCTTACCATTCTTACGAAGTCCACGGGGAGGGTGAAGGCTCTGCTCCACTTAAACGAAGGTGCCGTTGCATCCGCGCTTAGCTGTACATCCTCCTTGGCGCATCCCCATGTATGTGCTCTAAGGACCTCTCTCCGACTGAAATCATAAAGGAACTCAAGCAATCTTGCTGTCTCTGATGTGTCCGTACTGTGGTCAATACTCCTTGATTCGGAGATGTAAACAGCTGCTAGATTCTTAATGTCAGTTTCTGAGGCCATAATTGAAAGGTGCCCCCGAGTGCCGTGAGAAGCACCCGAGGGACTTTTTGAAGAACGTCCAATTAAGGACTAGGACAAGGAATTATTGTTCAGCGTACTCGTCGATTATCGTGAGATAAAATACGACGGATGCTGCTGTTGGTGAAGTAGAAGAGGCAATCGTTACGATTACATCTTCAGTTGCTGCTGTAGCTACGTGTGGAGCATCCTCGTAAGCAGGAATAGCTGGATCACAGAAGTTCACCTTCCCCGCTGTTGCGAGGTTCATTCCATCGGCGTAACCATTGGGATCGGTATCATCGCCAATGTCAATGGTTAGAGTTGATCCTGCGGAGTCCGTAGTAACGTAAGACAAGCCTGGGATTAGCGTCTGACCAACCTTTAGTTTGTAAAGATTGAAAGTGTCAGTTGCTACTTCACCAGCGTCTAGGTCCTTGCGGATGCGAATGGTACGGTAGTTCTGTGCGCGTGGAATACTCGAATGACGAGTTGCTCCAGCGGTTCCTACCTGATTAGTGTAATATGTTGCGTCTGTTGCTGCCATTGTAAATTACCTCCTAGGTTTATGGGCTTTCATCACAAAGAACTTCAACAACACCTTCTTCTTGGATACGAGTAGCACCCATGTCTTGCTGCGCCCAGACTTGCCAGGAGTAGTTCTTGGTTGGAAGTTGTTCAACGCGAGTATTGAAACCCTCGGTGATACCAGCTACTAGTGCTGACTTGGTGTAAGCCACACAGGAAGCGATGTCACTGCCGTCAACTGCACAGAGCTGAGTCTTGATGAACTCGAATCCCATGAAGTAGTTGACTTCACCATTAACAAGGGCCTTTACTGCTGCGAAATCCGCGTCAGTAACTTGGTTTACGTTGTTAAGGAGATCATCTAGTTGCTGTTGGCGATGAACGAAGTAAAGCATTTCGCCCATTGGAGTCTCGTTCTGGCCAAGGATACTCTTCATCTCGATCATCTTAGCGAGAGTGAGTCCAACCGAACCAGCTCCACCAAAGGTAGCTGCTACTTGCTGAGTTGCAGGTAGTGTAATCGGGGTTTCTGAATTGTTACCGACCTTCTCGTAGTTAGTGCCAACGGCAGCTTCTAGGATGATCGTGTCATAGCGACGGCCAAAGAGTTGTGCGAAGTTCTCAGCGTAAGGACCCATGAATTGAGCCACGGAACGCTTTTGATCCGGTACATCTATGAGATCAGCTTGACGTTCTGCGTTAGCAGTAAGCTTTCTCGTGATGTGAGGAGTATCGTTGTACTGAGTATCTGCGTGGCGCTCGTAAACATTAGTGCTGTTAACAGCAGTAATTTGAGGCAACCACATAGTCTCAGCACCGACCATACTACGTTCTTGGACTTTACCCTTTAGGCGTGGTCCACGTTGTTGGTATGCAATATGCACATCGGACTCAAATTTCTGAGCGTATGCATTAGGATATTGTGAAGACATTGTTTATATCTGGTTAGGTTAGGTTAGTGCCCGAGGGCATTCCTCTACGTCCTTTCCCGTTCCCCCATCTGATGAGGCGGTACTTCTTTTCGAGGTTCCGACTATCAGTAGGTCCACACAGGGCAGATTTTCTACAAGTCAAGAGTGAGACTGAGTCTCATTAAAGTGTTGTCAAGTCTTTTCTTTAAAAAAGATCAAAAAAACAAGCCATCCTGGATTTGAACCAAGGCTAACGGGACCAAAACCCGTTGTGCTACCGCTACACCAATGGCTTATGAGTGCTAGATTCCTGGGTTATTCTGGGACTCAGAGAGTCTCTCATAGAGCTTCAGGACGTGGTCATGGGCAGATTGCCTTCCATCTCGGTAGTCCTGATAGAGTCTATTACTAGGATTGTACAGGATGTCATCAATCTCGGATTGGACATTCTGGCCCTGCGAGATCGTACTTGGCTGGACTCCCTTGATATTGGAATCCATTAAATTAGCATGCAGGGATGCCATCTTAGCAGCGAATCCAGGTACCTGAAAGAATGCTGCATCATCCAGCCCCAAATGAGCAGCTACCGCCTCAGCCTTCTCCACGGATTCAGCATAAGCAGGAGTATTGCGTGGGCCAACTTCGGACTCCAATGCTGCAATTGCTGCCTCCACATTGCTCTCAGCTGCTTGGGAATCCCTCTCAGCCTTCTGCGCAAGTATCTCCTGAACGGGTCCTAGAAGCTTATCTGCTTGTTGCTGATTGAGTCCTGCATCCTTAAAATAACCAGTAAGCTCATTACTCAACTCCTCAGGCAATCCCTCTGGTACAGTGTAATTCTCTCCCTCCTTAGGGCGACCAAGAGCATCGTAGACTCGATCCCAAGCTTCTGGGCCGTCGCCCTCCTGAGGCATAGGGATCTTCTCCCGTCCTAGTAGCTTCTCAAGATTTAGGTACCCCTCGGCTAGACCATTGAAGTCATTGAACTTCCGACCTATGTTCTGGTACTTCTGGGGATCGGCTCCCTCTGGCACTGGGTACTTGTCCCAAGCTCCTTCCTTGAACTGACCAGTCTCTTGGTCAATCATTGAATAAAACGTCGGCTCCGCTTGTTGAGACTGAGTCTCAGTAGGGGTTGCTTCCGTTGGTTGAACTGTTTCTTGTGGTGCTAGTGGGTTATCCATTTACTCGTCCTCCTGCTCTCTTAAATGCTTCTGTGTACTCCTTCTCAAATATTCCCTCGAATCCGTGGAACTCAGGTCGATACCCCTTGCGTCCATTCACGTCCTGAAATGCAGTCTTTTGGGCTCGAACTGCCTTGGCTGTGGGACGCTCCTTATTGGGGTCCACCTCGCTCATAACAGTCTTCTTGCCCTTGTATCGGTGCTTGAAGTCCTCTGGGTGATTCTCGTGAATCCAGCG